TTAACATGGGTATATGTATTACCACCATTGTTTTTAGCTATCGGTCAATTCTTAGCTGTTGCTGCAACAGGAATTTTATTGGTCGGATTGATTATAGCAATGCCAGTGATTTTGAAAGGTATTCGTGTGCTTACACGAAACTTGCACAAAGCAATCATTAAGCATGATCCTTTCGCTGAATTGGAAAATCAAAAACAACTGATGGTTGCAAATCAACAAAAATTCAGATTGGCTAAGGGTAAAATTGCAAATCTTAGACAAGATATGGAAGTTGAAGCTTCTCAGTCGGAAAAGGATGCTAAAGAAATGCAAAACCGCATTATATCATTGCAAACTAAGGCGCAAAAATTAAAATCTCAATTAGATGAGATGGTTGCTAAGGGCGGTGCTGCAGCTAGAGGATCTGATGAATATGTAAATGGGAATGCTGAACTTATGAAGTTGTTGTCTGAGGCACAACGTGTAGGTCATCAAATGGAGCAATCAAAAGACTTCGTTACCAAATACGGAACAAGAGCCAATATCATGAAGAAATTCGGACAAAAATTGGTGATGGTTGAGACAAGTATGGATATTAAAGTATTGGACTTCGATGCTACAATTGAAATCTTGAAGAAAGACTACGCATTTGCTCAGAAATCTAAAGAAGCAACTGAAAGCGCAAAATCAGCGATGTTGTTTACTAAGAGCTGGGAACTTGATTACGCACTAGATGTGGTGACAAGTACAATTGCTGAAGATATCGCAGTTACAGCAGGTAACTTGAATGATATCGACACATTAACGAGCAAATACTCATTGGATAGTGATGAATTGTACACTAACCTTGATGCATTGGCAAATCAAATAAAAATTGGCGCTGAAGCTGTACCATCAGCTAAAGCATACAATAACCCTGAATACCAACTTACTAGCGAAGACAAGCTGAAAAGCGGTGGATTTGGGGAATTATTTTAATAAACAAATAAATAAGCGTAATTAGATTTAAATTAAGTAAAAACAAAAAAAAGAAAAAATGGGAAAAATTTTAAGAACAAAAAGTTTAACAACAGGTTTTGAAGCTATTATTGTTGTTTTGGGATTAGCAGTTATTTTAACTGGTGTGTATTACCTAGCTCCTGGGCTTCGTGTTGACGAGTCTAAGCAGTTGGATGGAATGGAGTTGAGCGATGACAACATCGACAACAAAACAAAGAGTGCGTTGATTGAATTGCCGTCTACTGAATTGTCTAGCATTGCTGCTGAAAGACCTTTAGTTCGAGTTGCAGGATATGCTTGGAATAGTCAGTCAGGTATCATCGTTGCGAACGGAGGACCTAAGACTACAGCAGGTTCAATTATGGAAAAGAACGGTCTTAATGTTGAGATTATTCGACAAGACTGGGTTTCTGAGTTGAGAAATATGCAAATGAAATTTATTGAGGAATTTAACCGTGGGGTTGAATATCCAAAGTCTAACAAAAGTGCATATGCTGTAATGATTATGGGTGATGGTGCACCATATTATATATCAACTATGCAAGCTGCATTGGACGAAAAATTTGGTGAGGGTAAATATCACGTAGAAATTCAAGGTTGTTTTGGAATGTCAAACGGAGAAGATAAATTGATTGGACCTAAAGAGTGGAAAACAAACCCTCAAACAATGAAAGGTTCTCTTATCTCTGCAGTGCTTGGTGATGGTGACTGGGTTGTTGCTCTAAACTACGCATCTGCCAACGGATTGAAAGTTAACCCTGATGTAACTACATACGATCCTGAGGCCGTAAACTTCTACCCTTCTGAAGACGATGATTACATCAACTCTGCAAAAGAATTGATTAAATCTCAAAATAGCGGATTTACAGTTGAATTGAAAGAAATCAAGGATGGTAAATTGACTGGTAAAACTATTAAGAAGAAAATCGATGGTTGTGCAACTTGGACTCCTGGTGATAAAATGGTATTCGATGCTGTAACAGGTGTAACAGATATCATATCTACACGAGATTTTAAAAACCAAATGCCTACAACATTTATCGGTGTTAAAGAATGGGCAAGCAAACATCCTAAGACTGTATCTAATATCTTGAAGTCTGCTTTGACTGCATCAAACCAAATGAAGCAATATGATTCTTGGAGAGTACGTGCATCTGAAGCTGTCGCTGAAACATTTAACCTTGAGACTCCTAAGTATTGGTACAATATGTTCAAAGGAGAGAGAATTACTAAGAATGGTATGACATATAATGTTGGAGGTTCTAAAGTTCTTAACTATGCAGACGTTATGCAATACTACGGAATTACTGATGGAGTTGATAGATATAAATCAGTTTACAACCAAGTATCTAATTATCTTGTAGAGTTGAACCCATTTGGATTTAACGAGTCAGTAAAAGGTGTTGTTCCTTACAAAGAAGCAGTTAACTTGTACTACTTGAAAAACATTGAGGATATCGAAGTGGGTACTGCAGAACATTCTGACTACACAGAAACGAAGTCTAAAGTAATGGCATCAGGTAACTGGTCAATTAACTTCTCAACTGGTAGTGCTACAATTGAATCTGTATCATACAAGGATCTTGAGAAAATCTACAACTTGTTAATTCAAGCGGAAGATGCAAAATTGAGAATTGTTGGTCACACAGATGATGTTGGTAATCCATCAAGCAACAAGACTTTATCTAGAAGTAGAGCAAATGCGGTTGTTGAATATTTGGAAAGCCGTGGAATCCCTTCATCTCGTATCCAAGAGATTGATGGTAAAGGTGATGCTAAGCCAATTGCAGATAACGCAACAGCGCAAGGTAAAGCTAAAAACAGACGTGTAGAAATTACATTGTTGAACTAATAGCTAGAAAAACATACGAAAGGAGAGTGATTTTCGCTCTCCTTTTTTTGTGCAACATTGTAACATTTATCTAACTCATTCGTATAATAAAGAAAAAAGTTTATGGAAATAAAGCAAATTTTAGATGAAATCTCAAGTGAACCTGGAAAGAATCAAAAGATGGTTATTCTTGGTAAGTATGCAGACAACGAACTCTTAAAGCGTGTCTTGTATATGGCAAACTCTGGTAGAGTGAAATTCTATGTTAAGCAGATTCCTGAATATACATGTGATGGAAACTCAACATATACATTAGAAGAGTCGTTGAATATGATTCAAAAGATTTCAAGTAGAGAATATACTGGTCATAATGCTATAAATTTTTTGAAAGAAATTCTTTGTGGGTCAACAAGAGACAATGCATACGTAATTGAACGAATCATTGAGAAGGATCTCAAAATCGGAATGGATTCTAGCATCAACAAAGTTTTCAAAAACCTTATTGAAGAAACTCCTTATATGGGTGCAGTTTCTTTCGATGAAAAGAAAGCACGCAAATTGTTTGAGAAAGGCCAAAAAGCATATTCTCAAGTCAAGATGGATGGTAGATATTGCAATGCAACCATTAATGATGGGGCAGTATATTTAGAAAGCCGTCAAGGTGAACCAACAATTGTTACAGGCGCAAAGTTCCTAGATGAATTGGCATTGCTAAATAATGTCGTTTTAAATGGAGAGCTGACAATGGATGGAGTTCCTCGTTACGAGTCAAACGGAATCATTGCCTCAATTATTGACATTTGCGGAAAGCGTGGTGAGAGAACTGAGCAAGAAAATTCTAAAAAACTTTCTGCATTTGAAAGCAAGCATGGAAACTTTGAAGAGGCATTGGATAAGATTCGCTATACAGTGTGGGATATGATTACCATTGACGAATACAACGCAGCAAGTTCAAAAACTCCATACAACACACGATTGAAAAACCTAGAGGGTGTTTTGTTCGGAAATGAACATACATTAAGTATGGTTTCGATTGTTGAAAATAGAGAGGTGAACACATTTGAAGAAGCTATGGAACACTTCAAGGAAATGCTAGGCCGTAATGAAGAAGGAACAATTCTAAAAGCACAGACTGGCGAATGGAAAGATGGTAAGCCAACTTGGCAAATCAAATTGAAATTGGAGTTGACGTTGGATTTGGTTATCACAGGTTTCAATTACGGAACAAAGGGTACAAAAAACGAACATGTTGTTAGTTCTTTGAATGCTGAAACATCTTGTGGTTTATTGAAAACAAGACCTCAAGGATTGAAAGAAGATTTGATGAAGGAGATTACTGAGAATCAAGAAAATTTATTGGGTACAATTATCGAAGTTAAATGCTCAGGGCTTTCATTTGACAATACAGGTGCATACTCATTGTTGTATCCCGCATTCAAACATTTCAGAGACGATAAAGGAACTGCGAATTCCCTAGAAGAATGCATCGAAATACAAAACGCAGCATTAGGCTTATCTTAATTTAAAAATTTAAAACACAAAAAGATGAAAAATTTAATTTTAACATTAGTATTATTTGTTGCGATGAGCGCAACATCTTTTGGTCAAAACAAAATCAATTATTACGCTTCTGCGGGATTATCCATCTCAAACACGGCGGATACAACATTCTCTTATGCATCTTACCCATCCATTGAATTTGGAGGTATGTATGATAACATTGGAGTTGGATTAGTATTAGGTAGAGGTAATTTATCAGGATTCAAGTCTGATGTCATTAGCAATTATTGGTATGAAATCAAGACATCTGCTAGTAAAACAATTGGCTCTGCTAGTGTATACGGATTGTTTGGTGTTGGTAATTACATCTCAACAAAAAGAGTATTTATTGAATATGGGGCAGGAATTTCTTACACAGCAGGATCATTTGGTTTCTTTACACAAGCAAGCAATTGGGATGGGTATTGGTATGTAACTCCTGGCATCACATATAATTTTTAATCAATATGAATATATTTAAACCTTTTGAGAGTGTCAATGGCAAAACAAAGACACTCATTCTAGCAGGGTGGCTATTATTCATAACTGCTATTTGGATTGTGTTTTCATTTAAGGAAACACATATGTTCCCAACTCCTAGTCAAGTATTCGGCGGAATGGCTGAGCTATATAAAGAGGGACTTATGGTTCATATTTTTAGCTCTCTCGCATTGTGCGCCCAATCTGTATTAATTGCAATTGTCATTTCTTTATCGTTTGCATACTTATCGACACTTCCAATTATATCGCCAATTTCAAATGTATTGAGCAAGTTTAGGTACTTACCGCTTACTGGTATTTCTTTCTACATCGCAATCTTATTAAGTGATGGTAGAGCAATCCAAGTGTGGGTTCTCGTAACCTTTATGACAACGTATCTAACGACATCAATGCTTGCAATGATTAAAGATATACCTCAAGAAGAATTTGACCACGCTAGAGCGCTTGGGTGCAATCGTTGGGAAATACTTTGGGAAGTTGTAATTAAGGGTAGGTTTGATTATGTAATTGAAGTTATTCGTCAAAACCTTGCCATTGTTTGGATGATGCTGGTCACCATAGAGTCAATATTGGCTGCGGCAGGAGGTTTGGGATTCTTAATTAAGAACTCAGACAAGATGATGAACCACGGACGAATTATTGCATTACAGTTAATAATTTTGCTTGTTGGCTTATTTATAGACTTTGCCCTCACATTCCTTAGAAAAAGATTATTCAGATACTCAAAGATTTAATTATGAAATACGAAATTAAACAAACAATACTTTACCTAGATAATGTAAGTGTTGCATACGATGGTAAGACAATCATCAAAGATATTACTCTTTGTGAAAAAGATGTAATCTCTGCAGGAAAAGTGGTTGGTCAGACAATCGCAGTGGTTGGAAGATCAGGTAGAGGAAAGTCAACTTTATTCAAAGCACTGACAGGCCTTGTTAAACCAACAACAGGTCAGGTTTTAATTGCAGATGTCAATAGTGACATCAAAGATGATGCAAAGATTGTGTCTGAAGGTGATGTTGGTTTCGTTGACCAAAAGTATACTTTGTTCCGTCACAAGACAATTCAACAAATTTGCAACTTTGCACTTCGTAAGAAGAATATAAGCAAAGAAGAAAAAGCAAGTATGATTGATAAATATTTGACAGAGTGGGGATTATTTGAGCACAAAGATAAATACTCTTGTGAGCTTTCAGGAGGTCAAAGACAAAGAACTGCAATTATCGAACAAATCCTTTCTTCTGGTCACTTTATGGTTTTTGATGAACCATTCAGTGGTTTGGATGTTGGGAACATTCAGAATGTGAAAAACTCATTCAGCTTAATCCAACAAAGTCATGAATTGAATACCATCATATTTTCAACGCATGATATGAACTTGGCTGTTGAATTGGCAGATAGTATCTATGTGATTGGACATAAGGATGGTTGCAAGGACTATAGCACAATAGTTAAACATTATGACCTCAAAGAGATGGGGTTGGCTTGGGAACAATTTGGCCCAAAACACTTAAAGTTGGTAGAAGAAATCAAACAAGTATTATTAAATTCATAAATTAAATTCACAAATCATGGCAGAAGTAAAATCAAAAAATCAAAGAGACATTATCGTTAGCGTATTAAGGTCAAAGTTTAATGAATACTCAGATTCTGAGCTATACCCATCAGCAGTATTAGATGTGGAGATAAACTTATCAGATTTGAAACAATCTTGCAAGAATAGCGCTAAATCAAAGATTGACCCAAATACAAAAAACTTTAGACCGTATAGTATTGACTATGTGAAGAATGATGTTCTTCCTAGTATGATATTGGAATACGGATTTAGTCAAAAAGAAAAAGGCCTAACCGTTAAGAGTGAAGCTGGAATGTTTGCAATGAAATTTACAGACAACTCTGTAATGATGTTTGCTCAGAGAATCGTAGGTATGGGCAGAAATAAATCTGTTGAGACATATGCGCTTGCTACGAGACAAACATTGAATAAATACTATTCATATCTTAACAGACAAGCTAAGATAAATTCAAAGCCAAAAGTAGGGCTATTCAAAATATCAATAAAGTCAAGCCCTATGGGAGATAGATTAAACTATACCCCTATTAAAGGTAAAATGACTGAGAAGAAAGTATATCACCAAAACAAAAAGCTTGTTGAAAACGATGTAGAACAATTCTTTGATAATGTCAATTTGTATACACGATTTAATCAACCTGGATCAAGAAGACTATTATTGGTGGGAGAACCTGGAGGAGGCAAGACGAGTGCTGCAAATGAAATTGCCATAAAACTATCAGAAAAAATGTGTGTTGTCATCGCAATGGATTTAAAAGCTGTTATGATGCATACTTACAATGTTTCAAAATCAGATATACCAACACTTATTATCTTGGAAGATGCAGAATCGACAATTCCTTGGGGCAATTCAGATGTTCTTAATTACCTAGATGGAATTAACCAACCAAGAACAACAAAGGGCTGTTATATGATTATGACAACAAACTATCCCCAAAGAATCGAACCTAGAGTTCTTAAAAGACCAGGTCGTATTGATAAGATTATTAAATTCGGAGTATTAGACCAAATCAATTCTATTATGTGTGCAAGGCATTATTTTGAAGGCATTCTATTTGACTCAAATACCGATACGTCATCTAGAATTGAAGAAATGCTTAAGCAGGTATATGAGAAGATTATTGCTGTAGATAATGAGACTGGAATGACAGGAGCTCAAATCAAAAACCTTTCAGAGGCAACAATTTCTTATGCCATATCTAATAAGACTGAAAAGATAAGCATTGATACAATCATCGCTGTTAGAGATCAGTTGAGCAAAGATTTGAAAGATGTTTATGAAATGGCTGACGATGAAAGTATGAGCGCAAATAAACCATCTCCAATTGGATTTGACACCTCAGACGGTAAGAGAAAAAACCAATGGGAACAATCTTTGGATTGGGATTCTATAATAAATCCTGAAAAAAACAAAGGAAACGATTTGAGTTTTTAAAAAAATAATAAACATAAATACTTGATTGTAAGACGTTTAAAAAATAAATTATATTTTTATTTAAAAAAACTTTTTTTTTCTTGAAACTTTATTTAACTTTGTACGTATAAATAAATGAGAAAACAAATTTTTCAACTATTTAAATTAAAACACATAAAGATGAAAACAGTATTAACATATACAGCAAATATCCCCGCTATGCCGATGAACGGTTTAGGGAACGGATATGCCCCTGCCGATTATAGCTTGGAAGGAACGAGTATGTTATGCTTTAAAGAAATCTTATAATGGATTAGACTTAAATAAAAAAATATAACAAAAGCTCGTTTCGAAAGATTCGAGCTTTTTTGTTTTACAAACGTTTTTTGACATATTGGTGATGAAATTGAAAGCTAACAAGGGTTAGCAAATTTCTGGGTGTGGAGGAATTGGTGCCTCGCCTGCTTTGGGAGCAGGAGCTTAATGCAGGTTCGAGTCCTGTCACCCAGACAAAAATTGGAGTAGAGGTGTTAGTGGTAACATGTCGCCCTGTCACGGCGAAGATTGTGGGTTCAATCCCCATGTACTCCGCCTTGGTCGATTTTGTACTTTTTTTGACTATTTATTTAGAAATAGATAAATATGCCAAGGAAAGAAAAGAAGTATCACTTCATATACAAAACGACAAACTTATTGAGTGGTAAGTATTATATTGGAATGCACTCCACAGATAACATCGAAGATGGTTATTTGGGCTCAGGAAAAAGACTGAGATATTCCATTAATAAGTATGGTGTGAAAAACCATAAAAGAGAGATTATTGAATTTGTTGAGTCGAGAGAAGAACTAAGAAAGAAAGAGAAAGAAATTGTTAATCTAAATGAGATTGCAAAAGAAGAGTGTATGAATTTAATGGTTGGAGGTGAAGGTGGTTTTATAAGTGAAGAACAACAAAAATTTCGTTCTTCAGCTGGTGGCAAAGCCTCAAAAGAAAAGCGTAAAAATGATTTAAGTTTATTTAAAGCTCATAGCGAAAGGTCTTCAAAGTCTATGAGGAAAAATCACGAAGAAGGCAAAATTAACTATAATACTTTTTTTGGTAAAAAACATACAGAGGAAACTAAAAAAATAATAAGTGATATTAAAAAAGGCACTGGTTTGGGTGAGTTAAATTCGCAATTTGGAACGTGTTGGATTACAAAAGATGGGATTAACAAAAAAATAAAAAAAGAAGAAATTAATACTTTTATTCAACAAGGGTGGGTAAAAGGTAGAAAATAATAGCCTTAAATACCCAAGTAACCCCTTGGTGGCTTTATAAATTGGAAGGTGGGTGAGTGGTTAAAACCGACAGACTGTAAATCTGTTCTCTCAAGAGTACGGCGGTTCGAATCCGTCCCTTCCAACAAAAAACTAGCGGTGATCGAGATGGTTTAAGATGTCCGACTTGGAATCGGATGCGGGCACACAGTAGGTGTCTGCCGTGGGTTCGAATCCCGCCCGCTAGACTAGAAAACAAAAATGGGGGTGTAGCACGTGTTGGCCAGTGCGCCTGCTTTGCATGCAGAAGATCGTGGGTTCAATTCCCATCACTTCCACAAAAAGACTTAAAGTTTCTGAAGCGCAGGAAACAATCGAGGGTTAGTCTTCCCTCAACTTGGGGGATTAGCTCAGTTTGGCCAGAGCACTGCACTTGCACTGCAGGGGTCAACGGTTCAAATCCGTTATCCTCCACTAACAGAAATGGTAAATCCGATACCGCACACTGAAAAATAAAGAAAATCGGAATAAGGGAGTATCGACAGGGTTCTGGGCGGGTCTGTAAAACCACCCCTTGGGGTTTCAATTACCTCTGCTCCCACTTTTTTGTTTATTATGCGGTAGTAGCTCAGTTGGTAGAGCACCGTC